AAGTGGACCCTAGACACGAAAGCCCCCAATTCCGTTGGAAATCTAATACCAACCCTAAAGGGCATACCTATGTAGACGGAGAGGCTGTCAACATAGACGACCTCCATCAAGCAGCAGGGTTTACCAAGCGTGACCCACAATACCTTCTAGAGAAGCGTAAAGCAAAGAAGAAGTAATGGCTGCACACGAACATTTAAACCCTGACCAACTTAAGGGTATAGCCGAAGCACATGGTGCTAAGTACTTTGCCAACTATCAAGACCCAGAGAAGCGTGACCGAGGCATGTGTTATGAGTATTCAGACCATTTTGGAAATTACAGTGGGATAAAAGGAGTACACAGTAAGAGTTGGGATATGGATGGCGGTGGTCATTCAATGAGCGTTGTTCCAACCACTCAAGGACCTCACGCAGTAGATTTTACGTATATACAGTACGATAAAACAGCAAAAATGCCTATTGTTGAACATTTAGATGCTTATCGTGCTCGTGCTCATAGGGACCATAAAGAACCAAATGAAGACCCTAAAAGGTATAAACCAGAGCACATTGATGAACACATCTACCCAAGCATGGACTGGAAACACGGGGACCCACTGTAATGGCGGCTCAAGAGCACTTAAGCGGTCAGTTGTCTATGTTCATCCCTGCACGGGAACTGATGGACTACACCGCAGGGCATACCGAGGGCTTTGGCGACAAGTACCTACTTTTGTCTGAGTCCCCTGGGGTTATCAGAGAAAAGTTGCAAGAATCTAAAGAAAAGTCATCATCGGGTCGCTACGGCAGTAAAGATAGCCTTCACGACAGTATTAGAAAAGAAGGTGTTAAATACCCAATAGCACTACGTATCCGTAAAAATGGCGTACAAATCAATGATGGTCACCACCGAGTCGTATCGGCACATGACATCAACCCAAATATGGAAGTACCAGTGAGGTACATGTAATGGGTAAGCGTCTTACTGCACAACAAATCATGGATAACTACCAACCTGGGGATATGTTGCGTGAAGACACCCCTGAAACCTTCTGGGCAGGCAAGTTAGAATCTGCTAAAACTACTAAAGTATCTGAGGACAAGACTTTGTACCAAGACCTTGAAGAGCGTGGTCAACAGAAGCCAGTCACTATTGGCTATAAGGGGTTTGGGTCACCGTCTATCTTAGATGGTCATCACCGTTTAGCAGCATTACACCACATGAACCCTAACCAGTTTGTGAAATACCGAAGGGTAACCCCGTAGTACTAAATTTAGAGCGAAATTTAGTACAAACAGTAGCCTACTGAAGTCGGAATAGATGTGAAATAAGCCTATGTATGGGCAAAATTGATGTGTGTGTCCAATTTTTTGGGGTGGGTCTATCTAGTGGGGTGGTGCGTATTGGCTAGTGGGGGCTCCACCCCTCACAACCCTCAACCTCTACTAAAGGGTGGGGGGGTCTAACCCTCAACTAGAGAGTTAGGGTTAGAGTTTGCCCAAGTCTCAACCACTACTAGAGGGTTCATCCACCGTGTATACCCCATAGTCTCTACCTACAGTAGAGGGTTATACCATGTGGTTTAGTGTTTGGGCGAATCCTTACTGGGCATGGAGCAACGCTCAACAACGCATTAGGAGGCTCTAGGAGCGTTTGGGATGGCGTAATAGCCCAGATACAGCACTACCCCGTCTGCATCGCTCTACGAGGCTCTACGTGGGCAATCCATGCCTACTTCTGGGTCTATGGCTGGGGCATGAATCGGTATCGGGGACTAGGTGGAGCATTAGCCCTATGCCACGTGTGCCAGTAGCAACTATTCGCTGGCACAGCACCAGAACGCTCCAGATGCTCCTACACGCTCCAGACCGCTACAGACTCACCATTCAGCGTTACCGACTCCAGAACACGCTCACGCATCCCTACGGCATACTCCAGCGACTCCAGATGCTCCTGTATTCCCTCCATGATGAGGATGATGTCCATGACTCCAGATGGTGAATGTCGGGCGATTCTGCACGAGTACTCAGCCAGACTCACCAGCACCATCTGGGCATCCAGTCTTTGCTCCTCGGTGTACGTGTCCACGTCATGTATGAGCATCCTTCGGTATCAGAGTGTCAAGTATCTGGGCGAAAAAATGGCTTTAGCGGCGAGATGAAATCATCAATAAAAATGGGGCTTATTTGCAGGCCGTATTCACGTCAATGGAATGCAGTTGTCACGAGCATTCGACCCACGTCATTCAATGAATCCAGTATGAATTGCCATGACTCATCATCCATGAGCATTCATTCCAGAGGCTTAGAACGCCTCCTATCGCCTGTAAATCTGGGCATAAATGCAAAAAACCCCGATACCCATCAATCTGGGTATCGGGGCTCGTGCAGAGCGATTGACTCACCAGATGTCAGAGCCCTCCGCACACTTCGCACCCATGCCACGCTTCCGTGATTCATCATCGGTCAGGATGCGATTGCAATGAAAACATCTGCCGAGATTCTGGGCGAATTGCATCTGGGCTTCATCCCATTGGGCTGAGTCCATTGCTTCAATCGCATCCATCACACGCTTCGCCTCGGTGAGTGACATGACTGGCGAATTGCTTGTGTCCTCGTGGTGAAATGCTCCACCAACGATTCGCTTCAGAACGTAAATCGTTCCCGACTTCCGCCTGCTCACAACGAAACCATAGAAATCCAAATCGTTGTTGCCCGTGTGCGATGGCAATGCGAAGTAAGCATCGCCATCCAAATCTGCACACGCTTCAGCGATGAATGCTTCAACACGCTTCGCAAGAATTGATGAAGGCTTCGCAGGCTCAATGCACTCACCCTTCAGATGCCACGTGCTCCATCCACTCTGACTCATCACGGCGAGTCCACTCATGTAAGCGACATCATGTCCGCAGAGTTCGCATGACTTCGCAAACTTATTTTGGATGATGCGTGTCATTCCAGATGTTCCTGCATCAACGATGTGCGAACAGTCGTACGAGTAGAACACTTCGCTTTGCGATGACTTCGCAGGAGTGATGACATCAACAGGCTTGTCCTTCAATTCTGAAATCAATTTGCTCGCCTGTGACTTGGTGATGTTCGCATTCTTGGATTCAATCCACGACTTCGCAGATTCAATCGTTGGCTCAATGCCGAACAACGATGCACGTTGTGACATGAGCGTGAGCAGAAACTTCATCTGCGGTTCGGTGATTGGTTCGGTACTTACTGACATGGTGACCTCCTCTGGTCATTTGGGTTGATTGAACAGTACAGATATTTTGGGCGAAATTGGTGCTGGGTCTTAGCCCTCCCATCCATAGGACTCCAGCACCAACATGGCAACGGCTTTGCGCTCGTCATCCAGAAGGTCATCTGCCTCGCCATCCAGAACGCTGGACAGGATTCGGTTCTTCATCAGGATGATTTGAAGCATTCGCTCATCAATCGTTGAGTGCTCCTCAATCGCTGACAACATGACGTGCGAAACGACATCACGCTTCTGTCCGATTCTCTGCAGACGGTCTTCGCATTGCAGAAGGTCTGCTGATGTCCACGGCAACGATGCACTCACGTGGTGACGTGCTGACGTGAGTGTGAGTCCAGTTCCCGATGCAATGATGTTGCCAACCAACACTCGTGCTGTTCCGTTCTGGAATGCATCAACACTCGCCATCTTCGCTGAGTCACTCATGCCACCAACAACTTGTACTGCATTCACATCTGCAAATGCATCCATGTATCGCTGTGCCTCTTCCTTGAATGCACAAGTGATGAACACCTGCTCATCGTTCTCCAGAAGTTCACGCACGTAGGCAACGACTCCATTCACTTTGCCAAGCGATGACAACTTGCGAAGTTCATTGATGCGAATCAATGCTTCTGCACGTTCAACATTGTTCGCCTTCTCCTGACCTTTGGTGATGCGAATCCACTCGTAGAGATTCGCTTCGGCGTAGCGGTACAACTTCTCGTACTTCGCTTCCATCTCCATCGCAACTTCCATGCGACCCTTGTTCGGCAATTCCAGAACATCGGAACGCTTCATGCGAAGCATGAATGAGCCCACGAGAACATCGTGCAATTCATTCAAGCGTTGAGCACCACGTGTGCCGTAGTTGTCAATGCGTGGTGCATAGCGAGCCATGTATCCACGGATGCCACCTTCAAATGCTCCCTGTTGCTCCAGACCATTGATGACCGACAGCAATTCCATCGGGCGATTGATGAGTGGCGTTCCCGACATCATCACTCGGATTCCAGACAACGGAATTGAGTGTGCAATATCAATTACGGCTTGCGAACGCTTTGCACGTTTGCCACCCTTGATGCGCTGACACTCATCAACAATGATTCCCTTCGCATGACCCTTCAACAGATTCTTATAGCCATCTGCCGATGTGTCACCCATGATGAGTACATCAACATCTGGAAATGATTTGATTCCTTGCTTCACAGGGTTAGTACCCGTGATGGTATGCACACTCATGTGCGGAGCGAAACGTGCGAACTCACGCTTGAATTGCAATCGCATTGTCGGTGGGCAAACGATGAGCATTGGTCGCATTCCTGCTTCAACACTTGATTGCGAAATCGCAACAGCAGTTGGTGACTTGCCAGTTCCCATCTCCATCGCAAGCAACACTCGCTGACGCTCCAATGCAAACTTGGTCGCTTCAATTTGATGTGGCATCAATGGCAATGCAGTTTCGTGAACAGCGAAGTTCAACTTGCTTGGTGCATCATTCAAAATTGACATGAAGCCTTGAAGTGCATCTGATTGGGTTTTCATATTTCCTCCTGTGGAATTGGTTGGGTTCATCGTATCCAGAACGGAATGGATTCGGCAGGACATTACAGACTTTTTTTTACAGCCCCAGAATGCCCAAAGCCCCGACTCCACAGGGGTTCTGGAGTCAGGGCTCTGGCTGGCGATTTGCAGGCCGTATCAACTGATTCGTTGAGTGCCATCCTGAGTCCACGTCTGTCCTCGGTGGTTTTCACATACCCAGTCATGCGTGGCATCGCATCCACACTCATCTTCTCCCCACGCACAGATGTCATCTTTGCCATCACGCTTATCCTCGTATTCGTGCAGAGCACTCAATTCAGCACCACGAGTGTCACCATCATCATCAGATGCTGTTGCCATTTTGACTGCCATCTCCATGATTGCATTGCCCATCTCAGCCGTGAATACAAACTCGTGACTTCGCACACCATCACGCCACGCCCTGCGAATCTGTCCGTCTGCAATCGCTGTCCACTTGACAGCACTCACAATGTCATGGCGAGACAAGCGTGTGAAGATTCCATCGTTGGCAACACGCTCAACTGTTGAAAGACTCATGTCGTACTGTTCCACTTCAATGAAGCAATCTCGGAATCCAATCGGATGATTGTTCTCTGAGTAACCAACGTCAATGCCGACATCTTTCCAGTTGCCAACACTTGCGAACTCGGAGAGAAGAACACCTTTGACAAGTTCATCGGTGAACTGTCCTGTGGTTACAAATGAGAGTCGCATTGCAAAGTCTTGCATCGCTTCCATCGTTCCACACTCAGAGCAAATCTCGGTCTGATTGTCTCGGCGTGACAATGCACCTGCGTACATTCCAGCGTGTTCACGATTTGGAATCGGCTGTCCGCAAATAGGACACATTTTGATTTCATTTTGAATTGACATTTCAGTATGACTCCTTTGTGATTGTGATTGAGTTGTCAAATGATTCTGTTTCAACAGAGATGTTGATGATGTCTGCAAAGAACTCACCAATCGCTTGGGCTTGGTTTGCCATTGCAATGAAATGTTCTTCAACCCATTTGAAGTTGTCAGAAGTGTTCATTGTCTTTGCATCTTCACGGTACTTCTCTGATGCGTAACCAAGAATGCGAACAAGTGTGTACGCATCAATTACGCAAGCATCTTTTTTGGTATCTGGGATTTCTACTTTTGCAAGTCTCATTGACTGCTCCTTTTGTTTGGGTACTGACATCATATGTCGGGGGTGTATCAATGTCCAACATCTAATTTCATCGCCTTAGAACGCTTCCTATGAGGCGGTTTTTGGGGACATAACAGAAAAGAGCCCCAAACCACTTGGGTCTGGGGCTCTTCACCTGTGAGGCGGATTCCGATACTTAGCGGAGGCTTTGCATCGGACTCACAAGTACGTGGGCATCGCTTATCGTTTTTGGTACGTGGGCAAAGCATCTTCCAACGTGCGCTCGTACTCACCTGTCTCTGCAGAGAATCCGTTTGGGCGAGCAATGACTGTCCACACAACGAATGGCGTGTAGTTGTTTTGTGGAAGGAAGCACAACGCTTTCCATGATGCGTATGTCTCACCAACAACACGCTCTCCTTTTCTTTCACATTCCAGAACAATGCCACCAGTTGTACCAACAAGGTCACCTCTGTGTAACACGTCATTGCTCCTGTCTTTTGGACTGATGTCCAAGATTGAATCAACAATCTCTTTGAATACTTGCTCGTTCATTTCTGCTCCTTCGTTAGGTTTGGGATAATCAGGGTATCTACTTGTCGGACACATTTCAAACATCATTCCCAGAACAAATAAATCAGTAACAATGTGTAGAAGATGCACCAGCCGACTGTGGCGTAGTTGAACATATTCGGGCTTTCAATAATGAAGGGCTCAGAGAGTCGCAATGTTGGGGGAACATTACAGACTTTTCTGAGCCCTTCTGGGTTGATAGGACTATGCAGTCACCAAAGCGAGTTTGGCGAGAACCATCTTGTCGTACTCCGCTTGCTGGTTTGAAACCAAGCGAGTGTAGTTACGGTTGTAACGATTCTTGTCAGAGCCTGACAAGTGCTGATGGAATGTTGTTGTTGCCTGAACAACACCAAGTGCTGTGTTCTTCCACGGCAACACTCGTGGGTCTGTGCGCCACAAACCATTCAACAAGTCACGCTTCGGATTCTGCTTGCCAGCAGAACGTGTGTCCTGTGTGTTGGATGGAACGATGAGTGTCTTTCCAGACTCATCCTTCATGGTGAGTTCAACCATGTTGATTGGGAACAAGTCTTTCACCAGAGCATCAAACTGATTGTCAGTTACTGCCCATGATGACAACTTCTCCAACTCTTCCATCATGTCGCTTCCTGCGCTGTAGACAATTTCCAGAGCCTCACGCAAACTGCCGAGGTCATTCAACTGTGCTGAACGGTTGTGGCGAATCTTCACCTTGTGGTCATCGTTCTCATTGAGTGCCAACTGCAACGTGTTATCGCAGACCACCGCCTGAAGGCAACGAAGATATTGAGTCTGTCGCATACCGTCATGTGACGTTGTTGCAATGAGTGTTGGGCGAAACTCAAACCCAGAACTGCTGGAGAGATTCTCTGGTACTGAGATTTGTACCCAAGCACGACTGCCCTTCTGGAGCAATCCTGCTGAGTCAATTCCGAGTTCGCTGTTGTCAAGAATCGCTTCCAAGTTCTTCAACAACACATCTTCGTATTGGTGAATCTGGTAACGATTAGAAACAACACCAAAAACTTCTCCGTTGTTGCTGTGTGTGATTGCTTGCTTGCCTTCAATCTCTTTGAATGAACCATCAAGATTCCTTGCGTAGACAGGCTTGCTAACTGCTTGAAAACTGAAGAGTCGGCGTTTGACATCTTCGGCAGGAACGAAACCTTCGTAATGATTTGACTCATCACCTTGTTCCTCTTGCCTCCAATGCCAAGCCTTGCCACGCTTCAACGTGTTTCCAATGAGTGTCATTCGGTTGAGCCAACCGCTTGATTCTGCTGACATGATTTCTTTCCTCCTGAGCCCGTGGGCTCGTTATTTGTTTGGACTAATGATTCAATCGGATGTTTTGTCTTTTTGCAACCTTTTCTTATTTTCTTTTTATTGCAAGGGTTTACCGCCATCCCTTGCCAAAGTCACGAGCGTTCTTCCAGATGGTGGAGGACTCTGGTACTTCCATTGCTTTGACTGCGTGAAGTTGTCGCATGACCTGCTGGCGAATCATCGTGTTCATCGCTTGGGCGAGTGCTTGCGTGAACTCTGTTTCTGACAGCATGGACATGACAATCTTTTTGAAATCAAAGTTCTTCATTTCATCTTGAACCATTTCTTTGAAATCCATTTCATCAATTTCATCCTGTACTACTTCGCTGAAGTCGTAACCTCGGATTTCATCTTGAATGGTTTCGCTGAAGTCAAAGTTTGAAACTTCTCTGCTAATCATCATGTCCATTTCAGAGTTTGATGCTTTGCTGTCTTCCAACTCTGCAACCTGTGCTTCAAGCGCATCAATTCTGTTGCAAAGATTGTTCAACCACTCTGGTGCTTCTGGAACAATCTCTTCATCTTGTGATGCTGAGTTAGACACATCTTTGAATTGGAATGGATTCAAGTGGTCAATTTCCAGATGAGTTTTGTAAATCTTTTCTGGATTCACTTTGGTGTAGTACTCCAAGTACGAAGACATTACAGAAACTCGCATTCCATTTGGCAGTCTCAACATCTCCCAACCTTCAACAGCGTCACCTGCATCAGCAAGTGTGTACGCACCATCAATCCAGTTTGCTGGAAGAAGTGTGTTCGTTCCTGTTGTCGTTGCTGGAATGAGTAAGTCGCTGTCACCAGTCCAATGAACAACTCGTACGTAGAGTCGCTCATTTTCTGGAAGGTCATCTGCGATGTTCCAATCAGTTTGAATGTTCATGTTTACTTTCCTTCTTTCGTTGTCCAATGGGTTTTGATTTCATCTTTGATTGCGGTGGTAAATGTATCCCACATATAGTCCGAGTTCAAACATCCAGCGAACGATTCCAAATCTTCTTTTGGCAATCCAGCGAAATACTTTGCTTTTTCTGTTTCATCTTCGCTGAAGTAGAACGCTGAGTTCTCTTGCAACTCTTGTTGAATTGCAACTGGACTAAATGCAATGGAGTTTGAGTAATTCAAATCCCCGTAACCGCATCCTTCAAGCATTGGCTCCAACTCTTTACCCAGTTGTTCTGCGAGTTCCAATACATCTCCATCGCCACCTTGAAAGATTTCTTCTTGGTCTTGCTCCGAGAGTTCATCTACATCAACGATGACGCAATGTTCAACGTACAGAATTGTTCCAGATTGCTGGCAAATAATAATCTTTGACATCAGCGCACCACCACATCGTACTCAGTTACATAAAAGTCTTCGTGACTGACTGACATATGTCCGTTCATCAATCCTTTCAACTCTTCAACACCACCTGTTGCGTAGAAGAAGATTTGGTCATCTGGATGTCCAAACACATCTGCAACTACATCTCCGTTTTCATCTGTGACTTCATCACCAAATGAAATGTAAACGTAGTGGTCTTTCTTTGCTTCATCATCCCAATATCGGATGGTTGCATTCGCACCTTCTGGTTTCACTTTCGCTCCTCTGTTTGTTGGGACTCTCATTGAATCAGATTGGAACGGACATTACAACCTTTTTCCATAGAAATGCGAAAGCCCCAGATGCCACTCACTAGGAGAGCATTATCTGGGGCTCAATGTCATACCGAAACCCAAATCGGTATGACATTACCTCTGCTATTACTCAGAGGCTCGCTTGGTTACCTGTCAAACGAAAGGAGGAAAGGAGACAGGCAACCAATTCTTTACCAAAGTGCTTTTACATACTTATGTGTGTCTTCACTTACGGCATCTTTGTGGAACGGGTCGTGCATTGATGAGCGAAGTGTTTCGGCAACATCGGAACGCACGTTGGACAGAACATTGAAATACGCTTGACCGTATCGCCATGTTGGTTTGAACTGGGCGTAGTACTTCTCTACACGCTCCAAGAACTCTGTGTACGTAACTTTCTCTTTCATTGCACTCCCATCAAATACTCAACACTAAATTGAACTGCATCAAACAAGTCATGTGTTACGTACAAGCCTTCTCCGCCAGAACTGTTGTTTGCATCAAACACTTCAAACCACGGATTGTTCACGTACACGAATCGCTTTCGTTCTGTTACGAACTCATCAAGCGTTTCATCGTTAGTGATTCCCCATTGCTCCAAGTCAGTTGCGTTGTAAATCGCTCCATAATGGTCGTGACCTTTGGACACAATGTCAATCTTCAATTCACCTTGAACACATACTGCGAGTTGCATGGTCGGGCTTTGTGCAAACACAACGGTCTTGTTTGTACCTCCGACATACCATTCCGCACCAGCACGAGACAAGTTTGGTGGAACATTCCAGATGACTTGTGGGACATTACGAACATTCCCACCTGTGACAATGATATTTCCTGTGCTCATTCTTCTTCTCCTCTTGCTACATCAAGACAAAGCAATGCAACGCTTGCATCGGTATCAATTTCTTGAATCGTTTGCCCGTTCCATTCAACAGCGTGATATGGGTACGCAGTTGCTCGCATGAATGGTTCTCCATACACCGAGATGTTGATGTCCCATTCCCCACCGCCGAGTGCATCTGGGATTGTTACACCTTGCCATTCGTCAAAGTCACCGTAGAACACCTTCTGTTCACGAATCGCTTTCTCTGCCAAATGCAATGCTTCTTCTGTGAGATAGTGAACTAACTCTTCGCTTTTTGTCAAGAACATACTTCCTCCAAGTATTCCAAATCAATGTTGTATAAAATAACCGTGTGACCTTCTGGAGCGTGAAACTTTACAAACGCTCCGTCAAACTCCTCTTCCATGTCTTCATTTACATTACAGACATATTTGAGTTTCGCAATATCCTCGTCACCATAAAACTGGTTGGTGTTGAGTGCTGGAATCAGCAAATCGTCTGCAACTAAATCGGGGCGAACAATGTGTGGCATTAGAAGTGAAAATCCCACATAACAACGAATTGTTCTTCTGGCTTTGCAACAACACGATTGCGGAAGTCTTTCAAGTTTGTGCTGTGGTACTCAATATCAAATACTTGTGAGTGTGAGCAGTAACCTTCGGACTCAACAATTTTGAGTGCCTTCTTTGCTCGGTACACCGCCAAGTAATCGTCACCAAAGTAGTCTTTGTCATCAGACTGATTTTTTCTGCCAATGCTTACAAGTTCGGAAATGGTGTAATTACCAACTTGGTCAATAAGTCGTTCAAGTTCCTGTTCCATTCCTTCTTGCCATTCTTTGATTTTCTTTTCAAAGAGTTCTTCATTGCCTTTGTAACAGAGAATGTTTGAACCATCAAACTCTCCATCCCATCTTCCGCCGATTTCGCTCCAGTCTGACCAACCGTTCTGAGCGTACGATTCAACGAAATCATTTACTTTGTATTCTGCTTCTTTTTTGTCAGTTGCTTGAACTAACAGAATGTGTCCGATGTGCATGATGTCTCCTTTATTGGGTTTGGGTTTGCTTAGACAACTTTACAGGTGCTGGGAGAGAAAGCAACGCCTCTTCCAACATTTTTCCAATCTCTTCCTGAACAAGGTCTTCCATCTCGTAATGAACTTCTCCAGTATCGTCATTTGACATTCTCTTGAAGATGTCAATCCATTTTTCATCTTCTGAGTTTGCAATGTCAATGAATGATTCAAAGAATTGACCACCACGGTAGTGAGCAGTCAGGCCGTAGAAGCCCATACCCATCTCTTCGTAAGTTTCAATGAATGCGAGTGTTGGATACAAGTTGCTGATGTTTTGCCACAATGGTGAACAAGGTGACCATGCAGTTTGATAACTAAACTCTGCATAATTTCGTGTAATGAGGTTCTGGTAAATCTCTGCTGGTGACCATTTAGTTCCCCAGTTAGCAATGTTCCAGTCGTACCAATCTTTGTACCCGTACATTACAATGTTTTCTGCTTGCTTCTTCTCGTGCGCTTCTTTTTCTGGGCTACCTTCGGCATACCATCCTGAAACGGTGTTTGCCAATGCATCTGGTGTTGGGTGCAACTTGGTGAAATCGTAAACCGATTCATCATCGGTATTGCATCCATCAATTCTGACCCAATACAAGAAGTCAAGAAGTTCGTTTGCTTCTCCGACTACGGTGATTGTGTTGTTGCAGTAATTAGGCATTTTCCTCTTCCTCTTCTTCGTAAATATCTACTTGGACTTCCATGTATTCCTGTGTGCATGGATTTTCAGTAACAAAGTATCCGATGCGATTGACCCAATGGTAACCACTCATAATCCATGTGCCTTCGTCACCATCTACCCATGTCCAAATGTTTGCATCTGGTTGTTTGGCAATGAACTCCAAGTCCTCTCCGTAGGTTTCAAACATCGTGCCATTCCATCCCATGTCACCATTTGGATTTTGAATTGGTTTGAATGTTGTTTCCCACAACTCCAAATCCTTTTCCATTTGTTCTGTCACCTCAGCCATTATTCCTCCTCCTTCAAGAGTTCAACTGTTTCGTACAACACTTGTTGTAACACCTCGTTACCCAATTCCACAACACGTTCGTGGACATAACCTTCAACTTCTTCCATTGCTTCAATGCACTCGGCTTTTGACCAATGTGGGTACATTGCTTGGGCATCTTCCCAAGACCACTTGACTACAACTTCACTTGCCATGAATGTTCCTCCAGATTCTCATTGCGAAGTATGTTTGTGCGCTTCCGTATGCGATACCAGTCCACATCCAGATTGTTTCTGTTTGAAGTGTGATTGTTACGTCTGCAAGAATTGACATTACAAAGTTCCTCCCTCTTCAACTGCTTCTGCTTCAATGAGTTCACGGGTTTCCAGAATGAACTCACCTTTGTCAAAGGCGTGTGTTTCGGCTGTGTGTGGGCTGTCTGCTTCAATTTCATACACATCAGTTGCTGTGTAGTAGTACGTGACTCGGTACTTCTGAAGTTTCATTAGAACTCACCTTCCCCTGTGATTGTGTAATTGAGATTCATCCACACTTGTTCGTTCACGCTGTCGTATCCACCTTCAGCGTCAAACTCGTCTACTGCTTTGTTCCACTTGTCTTCTGAAACGATTACATCGTCTGAGTCTGTGAACAAGTTGCGTTCCCACCATGAACAAGCGATTTGCTCGTCAGGGTTGAGTTCACTAAGTAACTCAATGACCTTGCTTACTTTCATGTCTTCTCCTTTGGTTGTTCGTGTATGGAACAGTACAGACATTTGAGTGCAATAGCAACCACCATTTCAAACTTTTTATCCAGCCTTACCCCGTGTGGCTTTGCCAAGAAAACCATTGGCTCTGGCAAGCATCACTCGCTTGGCTGACGTGGACTTAGAGATACTGAATGCTTTTGATACAGCCTCAATAGGTGACACTCCGTAGTTCAATGCATCTTTGTAGATTCGGGCAACTTCTTCCAGAAGGTCATCTGGCAATGTTGCACCACGTTGTGCGCCTGTAAGTGTTGCTTTGAAATCTGGTTTCGGAAGAATACTTACAAGAGCATCTTTTGCTAATTGAATGATTGGTACTCGTCTGTAAATCTCCACCGTGATTGTGTCGTTAGAAACTGACGCAACGCTGACACCTGTGAAGCGAAGCATTCCTCCAATTTTTGTGAACTTGATTCCAACTTCAAACTCTTGTTTGGTGACTGGGTCAGTCCATGTAAACATTTCTGAACTCATTGTTTGCTCCTTTGACTGCGAAGGTCTGTTCGCTTTCGTGCTGTAGTACCGCCCCAGATACCTAATTCATAATTATCTAATGCAAAGTTGAGACAACTTTCTTTTACAGAACAGACATTACAAAAATCTTCAATAACGACTTTGTAGTGCGCTCCAGCAGAAGACCTTTCTGGAAAGAATTGGTCTGAATCAACTCCTCTGCAAGCACCCTGTTCCATCCATGTCATTGACTCACGAAGAATAAGTGTTTTGCGAATCTCTTCTTGTTGATTGTGGTAGATGCGTTCTGCTGAACTCAAACTGCTTCCTCCATTTGCCAGAAGCCAAAGCAAGCACCATCGGAATCCAATGTCCCAAACGTGCATCCTTCTGGTGCGATTGCATCCATCACATTGAAGAGATGGTCTACAAGGTATTCCTCTTGTTCTTCGTCACGGTTTGATTTTGGGTCAATCATTGCGAACAGAACATCGTTCCAATCGTCAAGTACTGAGTCTTTGATTTTTGGGTCATGTTCGCCAATGACTGCAAGAAAGGCTTTTGCCAAGTCCTCAGTACGAAGTGTTCCTTCGGAAACAATGGCATTTGTCCATTCGCTTCCTAAAGGCTTGATGTTTTCATAAGACATAACTGCTCCTTCTGTAGGAGCATTACAGTACAGGTTTAGAACGGGAGTGGCAACCCTATTCTGAGGCTTTTTTGCCCACTTCATCCATAGGTAGGTATTTTTCTGGGCGGGAACTACCACCGCATTGGTGCATAGGTGGGTGATTGACTTTTACAAAAATCGTGACTTCTTGTCCACATTCTGGACAACTGTATTTAGTACCTTTTGACACTACAAACTCCAATGGTTTAGACCGCCGTTATCAAGTAAATACTTGCTCACTTTTAGGTTACAGTCAAGTGTTCTCAAAAGTTTGATGTCTCCGCCACAAATCTTCCGTGTCACGGTCTGCCATGAGGAATTGACCTGTAGGAGTCCAGAGTCATACGAGCCATTTTTGTTCAATGTCCAAGTGATGTTCCCGTTTGCATCCCATTTAGCATTTATAGCCTTTGGGTTACAACCGCTTTCACGCCATGCAATGTACGAGAACACCTGCACAGGGACTAAGCCGTAGTCTCGGAATGCTTGTTCAAACTTAGGGCATCTTTTTGTTTTATCTGAAGGGATGCGACTATCTTCAGGTTCTGGAACTGTAGTAGTGGGAGCAGGGAGGGCAGTGGTAGTTGGGGGAAGAATTAGGTAGGGCGTTACATCTATGTATCTGATTGCTTGGGGGGTTGATTCTGGTGGTGTTGAATTGTTTGGAGACATTACAGAAAAGATGGAAGCGAGGACAAGATTTCCAGTCAGCGCAACCGTTTTGAGTATTTCCGACAATCTAATCATTCATTATCCTTTGTTCGGGTAATAAAAAAGCCCCATCCATTGAAGTATGGGGCGCACGGCTCAATATGTGGAGCACTACAAGTTTACACCAGTTTATTCCGCTAACAACCCCTGTAGAAGTATTTTTAGGTCGGGAAGTGCTTCTCCCATAAGGGGAACAGAATCTATATCTATTTCTTTGCGTAATGGTCGTGATGTGTGAGCCCAATCGCATTCATTACAAGAGCAACCTTGACGGAAGCGCACAACAGTTCCATGTTCAGCAAGATTATTTGTTGTGTCTTTTTGAAGAGGTATACGTTCTTGTGGTGTTAGTCCGCCCCACACTCCGAATGTTTCTTTTCTTCCTATTGATAGACAACTATCCCAAACAGGACAGACATTACAAACTTGTTTTGCAATGAGATAATTTATTTCTGGAGTTTGTGAGTCAAATGGTGGGAAGAAAATATCTCCATGCATTTTTCTGCACAGAGCATCTGACATCCATTCGGGAGTGTCTACCACTAGTTTTTCTCTCGGTACAAAACAAGAGCAATGATTGCGTATGACGCTAGGTCAATAAGAGAGTCTTCAATTCCTTCGTTACGAAGTTTGCTACCTTTCGCTGCGGATTGCAGACGAATCACTTTGTCGTTTGCACGAATAAGTGTCCCAATCCAAGCAGGTACTCCCCAGTCGGTTGATGCACGAACATTTGCAAGAGGGTCTTGACCAGTTCCGTAATCGCTACCCTTTTTCTCATGCATATCTCCCAACTCTTGGAGTATGCGGTAGAACTCTGGATGTCCTGTTTTATCTACGTTCATTCTGCTCCGTTTTCTGTCCACTCTTCAAGGCTTTCCGTACCGTAAAAAATCGGCATTTCCAACCTCTCTGCTTCTTGTATTTCTTCAACTGATTCGTAGGCTTCAAACACCAGAACAGCGTCACAACGCTTCATCACTTGAAAGCAATACTCATTCCAAAACTCTGTACTGTTGGGGTATTTTTGATTCCAGAAGCCACAGGTGAGTACAGGGATTACTGGTAGACATATTCCAGAGGTATACAACTCTTCTGCTAGGTCAATAGCATCTTGATAATTGTCATCTATGGTGTCACGGTGATACGGCCCAATAACGTAAACGTGGGGAAGCAGAATATGAGCAAGGGTTCGCATAAACTCTTTATTTACTCCTTCTGCCATGATGTCTTCGGAGTAGTTTCTTAGAACGAAATCCCCCATTATGAATGCCTGTTCATACTAGAACGAATAGCCATGTAGTAGCAAGCAAGGGCGCAAACAATGAATACCTTTGTCATCACTTGTCCTGTAACCATTTCAGACCATTACGGAAATATATGCTTGCATAGCAAAACGCCATGAATATAAACCCGTACTGTTTGGTGTGGATTGCGAAGGCAACCCAAAGCAGTTCATTGACTGTTAGAAAAAAGAATGCGTGGGCGTTTTTCTTGCCGACATACCACATCCCTGTAACGCCAATGATGGCAAGCACCCATGACCATATCTGTCCATCCATTGTGTACTCCTAATATCCGTGTTAGGAATACCTTAGTACAAAATTACTTCTCTGTACTCCAATGATGAACTGACTGAATAAGTACACCCAAGATATCGTCTGGATTCTCATCTTCGTTTACCAGAGACTGGCAATAGGTGGAGGCGGACTTAGCCACACTCTCAGCCTTTTCCAATTTCTTTGCCATAGACGAAAGCATCTCACGAAGAGCCTGCTTGTCATCGTACGCACGAGCAAGTGATACCTGAAGGTCTTGAATTACTGCAAACTCAAATGACTCCATAAAACCTCTCTCTTTAGGTTATATACAAGCGTACAACCTATGAATGGTCTTGTCAAGCCTCATCCGACAGGTCAATGACATCCTGATACATACGGTCAGTCTGCTGGGCATTCAATCCACCACCAGATAGTTGTCTTGTGGACTCACCGACTGCCTGACCAAAGATGCGACTAAGCACCCCACTACTGCCTCTTGCTTCTACTTCAAGGCGCATGACATCACGAGTATCCGATATGTCTTTGAACTTCTCTACCAAGTTGAATAGACGTTCTACTTCTCCCGATAGTGCTGGGTCAAGTCCTTGACCTTCTAGTTCTTCAGCGAAGCGAGCAAACAGAACACGACTCACTTGCATCTCCAGAAGAGCCCTCATTGCACCCTGCAACTGGTCTTTGGTTTTGATTTCTACAGGCAACTTGAATCCACATTCTGCATTCTCCTTGAATGCAGGACATCTGGCACTCAAATAGCAACTATTACATTGTCTAAAGAGACTGCTTTGATACTGAATTACAGGTACTTTTTCAATACCTATTTCTTCAGATTCTCCTTCTCCTGCAAGGTCTTTAGCCAGTTGTGGGGTGTACTGCTCAATACCCATAACTGGTAGCAATACTTTGTCATCCTCGTGCCTCTTCTCAGAGCCCCTAATAGTAATACTTGTACCCCCTGAAGCCACATTTGGCGAAGTAGGCAAATTACTCAAATAGTTACTATTATCCCCATTATCCGATAGACCTATTTCTTCTTCATCAGAGTCTGTTGCAGGGTCATAGACCCCTAAAACACCTTGCTCCCATGCTTGCCAAGATTTGATTGCTAACTTTGCAACCTCAGCATTATCATCCTGAACTATCTGTTCATAGTCAATGCCTAAGCGAATAATGTCGGCTCGGTGTTTCTTTCGGGCAGAATCTTTCTGCTGGGCTGGGTATCGGCGTAGACCGTGACCATCCCACACTTGGGTTTCGCCATAACGCACAGCCGATGTCCATGAACCAACAAGAACAGAATCCCAAGGAAGGGACTCAATAACCTCTGGCTTTGACGACAAGCCAATAAGTTTGGCATCCCATCTTTGGACTAGGTTTCGGATTCTGGAGATGGTCTTACCATTTACAGCCTTATCGCTAATCGCAGCCCGACCATAGCGTTGGCACAAATAGGCAAGCCTTTCCATATCATCTGGGTCGTTCCATACGGGAATGTAACGCTCGTTTAGCCACGCACCGTCATAATCAGGTCTACCTATGATTGCTGTCAGGCTCTCGTAATGCTGGCGAATAAAATCGTCATAACGAGTTACATCCTCATCGTTCTCAGAAGTGTAGAGAATGACCTCATTTCCCCCGAACATTACAGACAAATCAAGTTCCTTTTTCTTAGGAACAGCCAAGTGGGTGAGGTTTACAGCAAAGCGAGTTACGCCAGCATTCTGAAGGAGCGACCTATGTGATGACTTTTCGGCATTAGCAAAGTAAATCTTCATTGTGGTTCTTTCGTAGTCCTATACAACGACTGTACTTCAATTTCACGAGTTAGGTCTGTCCACATCTGCTTTTCCCGTGGTTTATCCTCACGCCATTCTGGGCGAACAAAGTTAGGAAGACCAACGAGAAGACATGGAATCGCTTCTTTCATAACAAGAGTAACTGCTTCTGGATTGGTGTCTACATACCAATCAATCTTCCCATAGGCGGCGTGAAGAGCCTTCACACGTTCACAGAGGGCTTTAGCCCCTGTACCGTTTGCAACATCAACGTGGGCGTATTTGTAACCTTCACGCTTTGCCCATGATGACAACACATCTGCTGAAAGACCATTGTCTCCCAAGAGAATGAGCCTGCCGTTGTATCGGGCAAATAATGCCTCGTACAGCCTTTGACCATCTGGAATCGGCTGTCGTGCGCCTGGAACTTGTGCTTTATCAGTCTGTGCGTACGCTATGACATCAAAAGTTACGATAAGCATCAGTCGTACATGCCCATCGCTTTACGCTCTTGTGTTGCTACATAACCAGAACCAACTGGGCAGAAATGGCAAAGGTACTGCCATTGTTCTTTAGGTACACCGACTTTGCGACCAATCGTTTTAGATTCATCTTCCCAGTCAATGCAACTTCCTTTAGGCGCACCATGTCGCTGAAAACATTTGAGTGCTTCTACTTTGAGGTCATCACGAACTTCACGAACCTCAATCTCGTTCTTCATCAACTCTTTTTTGATTCCAGTTTCACCATCAAGCGCATCGTAGGTGGCTTGGTCACAACGGAAGAGTTGGGACATGTGTGCTTCGGGAGATTGATTTTGAGCACGAGCAAGGTGCATCTTAATAATTTCCTGTAACTCCATGTCATTGTCTGCATTACCTTCGTAATCACGAAGTTTGTGCATTGTTCCACAAGAATTGCAAACTAGAAGTCTTGGCATATTGTACTACTTTCTGTGAACTTGTTATTTAGTTAATGCTTTATTTCTTTTTCTTGGCGGTTTTCTCTTTAGCCTTGTCCTTACAGTTACAACCACATGCTTTACATGCCATATTACTTACCTGCCTTTTTCTTGGTTTGGAATTATTCTTCTGGATTTCCCATGAAGCCTTTTAATGACGAATGGAAATCTGTATCGTTGGCTAGTTTCCAACGAACTTCATCGTAGTTTACATCCTTTAGGTCAAAGATGTCAATCTGACGAGGAAGATGACCAAATGAAACAGCAAGTTCATGCAGTTTTTGGTCTGGGACTTTCTTCAAAACATCAAAAATAGGCTTGTTAGCCGTGCGCTTTGTCATCTCATCATTGGCATCGGAAAATAGTCCTTGCTTTGATACAGATGGGTGAAACTGTTGTTGTTCACCACGCCTTGCTATTTTCTTACGGCGAAACTCCGCCATGTCAATGATTTCGCCCACATTACAACCTTTAGAGGCTAATCGTTGGCTCAGTTGCCTCAGCAAGTGGGCTTTTTGGGGTAACACCGTACTGCGGTGGAACTACCATACTGCGCTTGATTGATGTACTTTCATCAACATCGCCACCACGGTCTGGGGTAAGGCTCTTGTATGACCCGTCAAGGATTCCCTTACGAAGGTCTTGGTTCTGTGAGCGTGATGTATTTTGCATAATAATCCTTATCAGTTGTGGGCAGATGCACCCATTTTATCATCTATGGTTTTGTGCATTTCCTGCTGTAGAAATAGCCATACCTTCAATTTTTCCAGCGTTCATAAAACCAGGTGCTGGAGAGCCATCACCACCGCCACCAAAAGTGTTGTCATTACCTTGAAATGCGTTGTTAGACGAAGCGTCATTGACAACTGCACCAGTCTTTGAAGAAGGCTTTGC